CTTTTATGGAATTGAAAAAGTCAATTTGCTGGTGGTACAGGTGGAGTTGTAGGTGGTATAGGTGGAGGAGGAGTTAGTTCTGGCCAGGTGTACAAGTTTCCATCTGGACCAGTCTTCACCAAACGAGGTTTAGATTTTCCAGGACCATCATCACGCAAGTATTCTTTTACATCACCTTTCTTCATTTGAGGAGCAGCAGAGACATCTGCAACTTTTGTATAGTGTCTTTGATACTTAAACTGCGCTGTTACTTTTGTAATTTGAGAAGAACCAAACTGTAGTGGAATAGCATCGATCTGATATGGGAATGCTTGTTCCATGACATATGTTATTGGTTTTCTATCGATAGAAGAGTTTAAACCTGCTTCAGTCTTTGAAATGTGAATGTCTCCAACGTAACTATCTTTATAAGCTACTCTAGTTGTTCTATTTTCTGGTAAAGCATTTGCCGTCATGCCAGGTACTCTTTCACCAAAAATATCAAAGTACCAAGCATTCAGATATTTTAATAGAGTCAAATTAGCATCTAACATAAAGGTAAGGGAAAATTCTGTAAATACCCTTGTATGTGGGTAATCTACAGCACCAAGACCTGTATACAGTCCAACTTGTGTCCCAGTTGCAGTATTCATGTTAGGAAGTTGAGCTTCGTCACAGAAAAACTCTACACACTGTTGGTCAGGAAAATATTTCGCTGCTCTACCTTTGATTTCTACAACAAAGTTATTACTGAACGACATTCCGCCGCCCTTACTAACTTTCGTTATGAAATCGGTAAGTCCATGACCTTTATCTACAGACACGCTAAATACCTATGTTGGAACATCTATATTTATGGCGTACTCAGGATATTTCAAACCGAAGAATCCTACAAAGTACCGTGGCAACCCGACAAACATTGTTTATAGGTCGCTATGGGAACGCAAGTTCATGGTGTTCTGTGACAATAACCCTAGTATATTGCAGTGGGGTAGTGAAGAGATTATTATACCATACAGAGCACCTGATGGTAAAGTGAGAAGATATTATCCAGACTTTTATATCAAGGTTCGTGAGAAGTCTGGACAAGTAACTAAGTATATTATTGAAGTTAAACCCAAGAAACAAACACAACCACCGAATGACAAAGATAAACGAACTGCCTCGTATCGTAATGCTGCACTGACATACGCAAAGAACCAAACTAAATGGTCCGCTGCTCGTGAGTATTGTGAAGACAGGCAGATGAACTTCTTAATACTAACCGAGGATCATTTAGGAGTATGACAAATGGCAACTGGATTCGCCGCTGTACAGCGCAACAACGTAAATAAAGACCCAGGATACAAGACACTTTTTGAGAGAGTATCCGCAGCAACAGGAGGAGAGAAGAAGTCTCTCTCTTGGTATCGTAATGCAGTCAAAGCAGAAGCTAGTAAGTACAAAAAGAACTTTGGCAAGTATATCTTAGACGAAAAAAGAGATAGAGTCGGTGCTGCACCAGAACAAGATGCAAATGAATTGCGTAGGTATACTGTAGCAGGTCACCTATACATGTTTGAGTATAACGCAAAGATGAGATGGTTACCTTACTATGACAGGTTTCCACTAGTATATGTAATCAAAGCAGCAAGTAAAACTGAGTTCTGGGGTGCTAACTTGCACTACCTTTCTCCAAAGAAGAGAATAGTAGCTACCAGAAAGTTAATGCAAGGTAGAATCGACATTCCCAAGAGATGTTTTCATAAATACCTAAGCCCACACGTAGATGGGTTATATCTTGATCTTGCTGCTGCAGAATGGGACACTGCTATTCTATTACCGACAGAAGATTTTGTGAAAAACGTAAATGGTATGGTATTCCCAATAGATAAAGATCTAGTCTGGGAAGACACTGATGAGAATTTCTACGATAAAATCAGAGGTCAAAGAGTAGTGAAAGGATACGGCACCAAACAATCAAAGGAGATGGCTAAGTAATGAATACGCCAGGACCAACTCTTGTAGGAGAAAAATCCACAGATAACGCTTTAGCAGCTCAATATCTCAAACCAGGAGATTGGATCGACCACAAGGTTGGTGCTGCTGGTTCCAGAAAAGGTGCTACAAAATATTCT